AGGCATCACCAAGGGAAGATCAACGCCGGCCACTACAGAAGCCGCGGCGCGATGGCTGCATTGCGTTATCACCACGACAACATTCATTTGCAATGTGAGCCGTGCAATTCCAGCAAAGCGGGAAACCAACTCGAATACCGCATCAGGCTAATCAAGAAAATAGGAATTGATCGCGTCGAGTGGCTGGAAGGCAATCACCCGGCTCCGCACTGGAAGAAAGACGATTACCAGCGCATCGAGGCCGAGCACAAGCAATTACTCAAGGAGCTAAAGAATGGATGAGTGCGATACCGCAGACCAACGCATAGAGGAATCTATCAGCGATGGCATCAACGAAGCATCACGCGCCGTCGCATCAGCCCTCGCCTACGCGCTTTCCCTATGGGTAGACTGGATGCGCAACGACTTCGCCGAGATTCGCCCGCTGTGGTATCCATCACGATCGCTATCGCTCGAATGCCGCCAGTCAGTCACGGAAGACACAGCCAGCGAACATGAAAACGAGATCGAACACCGGATCGCTATTGAGGTGAATAACGGGGTGATCAATCTAACGCCGGCCCAGCGAGCAGCGCTTGAACGTAGCCTGGGGCTTACAGCAATCGTCAAAGTGAGAGACTACGAGGCGCAGCTAGCAGAAGCTCAGGCGAGGGTGTGGAAACATATTCTGGCGATGGGTTGCATTTAGCACTTGCAATTTATTTCTAGACGGGCGAAAATGTGCCTAGCAAGTTGCGTCCAGAATTTAGCCCTGTCTCGAAAGAGCCGGGGCTTTTTGCATTTTGATGACCGGCATCAATAAAACATAGCGCCTATGTCCGCGGCGAACACCGGAGTTAAGCAGATCACCTCACTGGCAAGACGGGTGCCTGAGCCTCGCAGGGCAAGGGATAAACGGGTAAAGCATCACTGAAGCGCGAAAGCGTTATGGGCGTCTCATCCACGTACGGATACCCGATAAATAAAGCACTGCGCAGCCCGATGACCTGGAAATCATCGGCAAACTGAACCATCTATGAATCATTCCTGCATTGCAGGTTGTCCCCTAATAGGGTTCATAGATGCAGGTCTTGCCCTAAGTCTATTTGATAGTTAAAACCTATCGTTCAAAGTTTCCCCATAGTCTTGCCGACGTTGGGGCCGGCTCTGCCCTGCGAAGGCATCCGGCACTTTTGTTCATCGTCCGCAAGGAGGTGATCCACTGGCGCAGAAATCGCGCATCGCTGTGAAGCGGCAAACATCCCGCAGCAGGTATCTCATTCAACGCATCCGACGATTCGGAGTCGCTCCAAGGAGCAGGTAAGGAAATATCATGTCAGTACCCGGAAATCAAAACGCGGCCAAAAATAAGCCGTGGGCAGACGCATTACGTCGCGCATTAGTACGCTTTGATAACGGCAAAGAAAACGCTTTAAATCTTATTGCGGATCAAACAGTTGCTCTCGCCGTTTTAGGGGAGCAATGGGCCATCAAGGAAATAGCCGAGCGAATGGATGGTAAGGCGGCTCAATCTGTGGCTGTGACCGGCGCAGATGGCGACGACCTGAAAGTAATTCACCGCATTGAGCGCGTAATTGTCCGTCCTGCAAATACCGACGCCTGAAGTATTCCTGCCGCTGCTACAGCCAGCACGATACAAGGGCGCATGGGGCGGTCGAGGTAGCGGAAAGTCTCACTTCATGGCTGAGATGCTCGTAGAGCGCAGCATCATGGAAAAGACGGACGCAGTGTGCGTTCGGGAAATACAGAAGTCACTGGCTCAGTCTGTCAAGAAGTTGATCGAGATCAAGATAGAGTCAATGGGCGTAGGTGACCGCTTCAAGATCACCGAGAACAGCATCAAGTCAGACCTTGGCGGCGTGATCATCTTCCAAGGTATGCAGAATCACACAGCAGACAGTATCAAGTCGCTGGAAGGCTACGACATCGCATGGGTTGAGGAAGCGCAGAGCTTAAGCCAGCGCAGCCTTGATCTGTTACGCCCGACGATACGCAAGCCAGGCAGTGAGTTGTGGTTCTCATGGAATCCATCGCTTGAGACTGACCCGGTTGATGCCTTCCTGCGCTGCGACAATCCACCGCCTGATAGCGCTGTAGTCCGCGTTAATTACGGTGATAACCCGTGGTTGCCAGAAGTGCTGCGGGCTGAGTTGGAATACGACAAGCGCCGCGATCCTGACAAGTATGCTCACGTCTGGCTCGGCGAGTATGTCCGCAACTCTGAATCAAGAGTGTTCAAAAACTGGACAATCGAAGAATTTGAACGACCCGCCGGAACTATCTTCCGACTGGGAGCTGACTGGGGCTTTGCCGTTGATCCTTCTGTGATTGTCCGTTGCTCTATTGAGGGCAATCGACTGTATATAGACCATGAGGCGTACAGCATCGGGTGTGAGATCGTTAATCTCCCCGAACTGTTCATGGGCATACCAGAGGCCGAGAAATGGCCGATAACGGCTGATTCTTCACGGCCTGAGACAATCAGTCACATGACTAAGAACGGCTTCCCGAAGATACGGGCAGCGATCAAAGGCAGCGGAAGCATTGAAGATGGTATCGAGTGGCTGAAGTCATTCGACATTGTTGTGCATCCGCGCTGTGTGCATACGATTGATGAATTAACGCTGTATTCGTTCAAGACTGACCCTTTGACCGGTGCTGTGCTACCGATACTGGAAGACAAGAACAATCACGTTATTGATGCTTTGCGCTATGCCTGTGAAGGCGCACGACGGGCCAAGCCTAAGCGCACGCAGGAAGAGAAAGCCGCAGCGCATGACATGCATCATGAATTAGGGTGGATGAGCTAATGAAACTTGGTAATCGCCGCCTGGGCGCTGCAACCTGCAAGCTGTCAGAGTCCGAGGTAATGCCCGGCATCATCGAGCTATCGTCATTGCATGTAGATGAATGGCATCGCCGCAAAGGTGTAGCGAACAAGCTCATGGACACCCTTTGCGAAGAGGCAGACAAGGCCCGCAAGGTGCTGATGCTCATGCCTGACGAAGAATGGCTGACGAAGTGGTATGAGTCACACGGATTTGAACAGATACAGGCTGAACCGTTGATTATGGCGCGTCGGCCTTACTAGGCACCAACTCTAAACGCCGCGATGGCGCTGTAGAAAGAAAAGATGGCAATTGATAAATCCAAGACCAGTGTAGTGGAGGAGGCTAAGAAGCGTTTTGAATACGCTAAACAGGCTTACTCCGCTACACGTCTTCTAGCCGTTGAGGACACCCGCTTTGCTATGGGTGACTCAGACAATGGCTGGCAATGGCCTGACGACATCCGCAACACACGGAAACTAGATAAGCGCGTCTGCCTGACTGTCAATATGACGGCGCAGCACTGCAACCAGATCATCAACGCCATTCGTCAGAATCGACCGGCGGTCAAGGTATCGCCGGCGGATGATGGGGCCGACAAAGAGACGGCAGAAATCCTCGGTGGTCTGATCCGCAACATTCAGGCGTCTAGCGCTGCTGATGATGCCCACGACTGTGCCGCTGAACATGGCGTCTATGGTGGTGAGGGGTATTGGCGCGTCGTTACTGAGTACGAGAGCGACACATCGTTCAATCAGGTAATCAAGATCAAGGCTTGCCCTAATCCGCAGTTGGTCTATATCGACCCGGACTGCAAGGAGTTGGACAAGTCGGACGCTCAGTGGGGATTCGTCTTCGAGGACATCACCAAAGAGCAGGGTGAGCGCGAACACCCGGATATTGACCCTAATTCATGGGGCGAAGAAGCCCGCAAGGCTGGGTGGGCAACCGACAACACATTCCGCAGAGCAGAGTATTTTTACTGCACGTATGAGAAGGACACCGCCTGTCTGCTCCAAGACGGAACAACCGTACTCAAGTCCAAGCTAACGCCTGGCGCTGTAGTCGTCAAGGAACGCTCCACGGAAGTTAAAAAGTGGAAGTGGTGCAAGCTGGTTGGCGGTCACGACGAACCGATTGATGAAACCGAATGGCTAGGCGATTACCTACCGATCATCGCAGTGGTCGGCAAAGAGATCAACGTCAACGGGGAAGTAGTCCGTAAGGGCATTGTGCGTGATCTGAAAGACCCGGCGCGCATGGTCAATTTCTCGTATTCCGAGACAGTCCAGACCCTAGCCCTACAGAACAAAGTGCCCTACATGGCTGCTGCTGAGTCCATCGAGGGTTATGAGCAAATCTGGAAGCAGGCGAACCTTGAGAATCGCGCCTATCTGCCGTTCAATGCTTACGACGATGAAGGCCGGCAGCTACCCAAGCCAGAACGTCAGCAGCCCGCTGTAATGCCTGCCGCGCAAGTTCAGTTGCTCCAACTATCGACGGAGCAAATGAGAGCAGCCAGCGGCCAGCAAAACGCCAATTTTGGCATCAAGAGCGAGGCACAGTCTGGTATCGGTATTCAGCGGCTCAAGGTGCAAGGCGAAACCGCTACATTCCACTTCCCGGACAATCTTGCTCGGGCATTGCGTTACGAAGCCAAGGTACTTATCAACCTGATTCAGAAGTATTACGACACCGCCCGCGTGGTCCGCATTCTTGGCCTTGATGGCAAGGAAGAACAGGCCCATTTGCAGCCGGATATGGAACAGCCGTACCACGAGCAGCCAGACGAACAGGGCGAGATTCAGAAGATATTCAATCCGCAGGTTGGTCGTTACGATGTGGTGATTGACACCGGGCCGGCGTATCAGACACAACGCCAAGAGGCATTCGCCGCATTGACCGAGATGGCCGGCAAGAACCCGCAATTGATGCAGATTGCCGGTGATCTGATTATGAGGTCTGCCGACTTCCCGATGGCTGACCAGTTGGCCGAACGCCTCGCTAAAACACTGCCTCCCGGCTTGCAAGATGAGAAGCCCGGACAACAACAGGTGCCGCCTGAAGTTCAGCAACAGATGCAACAAATGCAACAGCAGATGCAAATGATGGATCAAGCCTTGCAAGAGGCACACGGTCAATTGCAAGAGGCTCAGTCAGGCGCACAGGCCAAGTTGCAGCAGGTTCATATGGAAGCCGAGATTAAATCGCATCAGGCCGAAATTGACGCTGAAAACAAGCGCAAACAGGCAGAGATTGATGCTGAAATCAAACGCGAACAGGCACAGATTGACGCTCAACTGGCCATCGAGAAGGCCAATATTGAGCGCGAAACGAAGCTACAGATCGCGCAGATGAATATTCAGTCTGACCATGAAATCGAAGAGATGAAGTGTTACGTGGAGTTGCAGAAAGCCCGCATTGCCAAGCCATCGCCGGATCTTGAGCGCGATGTAAATGAAGACATATCCGACGAAGGAAACGAATAATGACCGTATCTTGCACCATAACCAAGGATGGCCGATTTGACGAGTACGGCCGTCCGCTGACTGTCGCGCAGAGCTACACGGGAACATATGACTTCGTTAAGTCGCTGGTGCGCAGCGGATATGCGTCTGTGACGAGCGAATCCGTGTTTGACGACGACAATAATCCGACGAATGGAGTTCCGGTATTCGGTAATGTTAATCCTCTCACCGAGGTGATTGAATTATGGGCGGCCGGTGAACAGGTAACGGCTGGGGGAGGCGGGATTAGCCCTGATGCTACAGGCACGCTTGCCGGACGATCCGCTCACAACGCTGAGGCGGTTGGATTTGTATATCTAGCTACTGACCAAGTACCCGCCGAATACTATTTCCGCGAAGGGGCTGCTGGTAACTGGTCCCCTGCCGTTGAGGTACAAGGGCCAACTGGTGCCACAGGGGCAACCGGACCGGCTGGCGCAACAGGAACAGCAGGTGCGGATGGGGTAACTTTTGTTTCAGGCACAACTGCACCGGACAATGGCGATGGCCGACCAAATGGCACTGTCTATGTGCGATACACGGCGTAAAGGTTAGCCATGACCACCTACGTCAACGACACATTCACCGGCTCCGATGGCACCCTATTAACGGCGCACACGGGCGAACTCGGCGCGACGTGGGCGGCAGGTACGGGGTTCGGGACCACAAATCAGCCGCAGATTGATGCGGCAAACCGGATTCGCCACAAATCCGGGGCAGCATCTGGCGTATTTTTCGCCTCAGGTGTCGCCACCTCAGATGGTGAGTATGTTGAGGCATCTGTATGGACGCATACCACGGCCATCGGGTTCGGCATCTTGGCTCGGGGTCATGTCAATCTCGCCGGGTCCGCTCGTGGGTACATGGGCTATTACTCCAGCGCGGCGGGTGTGTGGAAAATACTGCGCCTAGATAACAGTACCACTTTTACGCAAGTTGGTGGCACCGGAACCAAAGCGTTATCTACCGCTGCCGGTCATACCGTTCGGGTTACGGTAACAGGCACTGGCGCATCGGTCAGCATCGAGCTAATCGTTGACAGCACAACGGTGCTCACTGTTAGCGACACGTCAGGGTCACGCATTACCACCTTTGGCTCTCCCGGTGTTTATTTTGAGGGCGCTATCGGTGCGTTTGTAGGCACGCAAATTGACACGCTGATTGCAGATTCTGCCGTTGCGACAGGTACGATTAATATCGACAATCCGGTTGCCGGAAAGATTCACCAGCGCAGCGGAACATCTGGCACCATCAGTGTCTCCGGTACTTACACCGGCACACCGACCACGATTGAAGCTCGCTTAGTCCTTGACGGTACTAATACGCCGGTCAGCGGTTTCGACTGGTCAGTAAAAGATGCTGCGCCCTCTGGTTCTGCCTACTCATTTAGTTTTGCCAGTGTCCCACAAGGCGGCTGGTATAACGTCCAAGTCAGGCACTCCAACGATACGGCGGTCAATTCGACCTCGGGCAAAGTTGGTGTCGGTGCGCTGTTTGCCGTTGATGGACAATCGAATGCCTGGTTGTGGTTCTCACCAACCGCTTATGCGGGTGACTCATCACTAACACCAAATTCGCTACTCCGTATCGCCGGTATTCAGCCAACATCGTGGGATGTGCCAGCCACGGCCACCATGAATGCCGCCATCGCCTGTGGCAATGCACTTGTCTCAGCACTCAGTATTCCAGTTGGTCTGATTGACGGCACATGGAATGGATCTGGCCTGACTATCTCGTCAAATGGCGGTCAGTGGATCAGCGGCGGCGCAGCGGGTAATGCTTACACGGCATCTGCTGCTGCCATAGCTGCTGAAACATCAAGCGTCGAGGGGTGCGTCTGGATTCAGGGCGAAGCTGATGCCGCATCATCAGTCACACAGTCGGCTTACTACACCGCACTAGGGCAGATGATCGCGCTGCGACGCACGGATGTCAGCAACGCCAGCTTGCCGTATGTGGTGGCGACGTTGGCTCGGGATACCTCGGGAACCTCCACAGACACCAAGCGCCAGGATATAAATCTGGCACTGGCGCAAAAGTGCGGCGATGCCAATATTTACCGGGTGGAGCGTTATGATCTGCCACTGCATACGGATGGTATTCATCACACCGCAGCGGGATTTATATCGCTAGGTAATCGTGTTGCTCGGGCGCTACTTGCTGCTATTGGCAACGTATCAACTTATCGCGGTCCGCGTATTGCATCGGCGGTCAAAGTCAATGCAACGACCTTCGATGTCAATCTGGCGCATAACAACGGCTCTGACTTTACGCCAACCAGCGGCATCACAGGCTGGAGAGTAACGGATGGTGGCACGCCGGTTACGGTTTCTACTGCGGTTCGTCAATCGGCATCATCCGTTCGGCTCGTTCTCTCATCGGCCCCGTCTGCCTTGCCGGTAGTGCAGTACGACTACGGAATGGCTCCCGATATTACCGGGGTGCTAAAGGATAATTCTGCGCTGACCTTGCCGCTTGAATTCAATGCTGGCGTGACTGCAACTGCAACGCTTGGTGGGGTTCACGTAAAAGTGGGCGGGGCTTACATCGCTGCCGATTCGGTGCATGTAAAAGTCGGTGGCGTCTATAAACAGGCCGACGAGACTCATATGAAGCAGGCAGGTACTTACGCTCCACTCTGATTTTCTAATCCTCTCTGCACAATTAACAGATTTTCGTAGTACGCCACCGGACGTTATCCGGGTCTTCATTAACGCCGCGAGGCGCTGTGAAAGGATGTAAAACAATGTCGGAAGAAATGACAGGGCAAGTCGCGCCTGATGTAGCCATCGAAGCACAAAACCCGGCAGCTACGCCGGAAAACGTAGCGGCTCCCGTTGAGAAAACTCAGGATCAACCGGACGTAAAAACTGAGGCTGAAGATAAAACATTCACTCAAGCCGAGTTGAACGAAATCATTCAGAAGGAAAAGGCCAAAGCAGAGGCCAAAGCCGAACGACGAGCACTGAAAGCCTACCGGGAAACTCTGGAACGCTTCGCGCCGCAACCACAAGCACCGACGCCGCAATTCGATTCCGCACCGAAGCGTGATTCATACGCCACGGACGAGGATTGGCTAGACGCACGGGACGAGTGGCGCGATGCAAGGCGCGATCAGGCAACCAAACAGCAACAGCAGGAACAATCCGCTAAATCAGTAGCGACAAAGACCGAATCAATCTACGCGGAAGCGCAGAAGATTGCCGGATTTGACCGTGAAGCGTTTGATGAATTGCCGCTCACCCCGGCAATTGCTTCAGCCCTGATCGACTCGGACACCCCTGCAAAGCTGATGGCGCACCTGGCAGCAAACCCTGACGAAGTGGATCGCATTGCCGGATTATCACCGGCACGCCAAGCCGCAGAAATCGGGAAGCTCGAGACGAAACTTGCCTCTGCTCCAAAAGTATCAAACGCCCCACCGCCAATCAAGCCGATTGGCACGAAGGGCAGCGCGACCAATTCCGACCCGTCACGCATGACGATGGAAGAGTACGCCGCAAAGCGTAAAGCCGAGGGCGCTCGCTGGGCGCGGTAACAACTTACGCCTTAACGCCGGGAGGCGCTGGGCATCAATCATTTAAACGCCGCGAGGCGCAAAGGAAACAATCATGAGTAATTCACTCGTAACTTGCAGCATCGTTGCCAAGGAATCCTTGGCTATTCTGGAAAACATGTTGGGCTTCTCAGCCAACGTCAATCGTGATTGGGAAGACGAGTTCTCGGGCAATATGTCCCGTGGCTACGCTCCCGGCTCTACCATCAACATCAAGCGCCCGCCGCGCTACACCTACCGCGCTGGCCGTGTTTCTGTGCCGCAAGCAACCACCGAGAGCACCGTCCCGCTCGTTCTGCAACAGGGCGG